GCGGCCGCACAAGCCGAATTGAACAAGCACAAGGAACAGCGCGCCGCACTTGATGAGCGGCGTTCTTCTTTGCAGAAACGCGAAGCAGATGCGGCGGCGGCATTGGAAGAACTGACCGCAGAATCTACGCCCGAAGAACGCGCTGCGGTAGAGGCGGAAGTTGCGGCCATTGAGGCCGATACCGCGACACTTGATGCCGATGAACAGGCTTACGAAGCAGAACAGGCACGCCTTGACGGCATTGTGGCCGACATCGAGAAGGAAATCAAAGAACTGGACGAGCGCAGTGCGCCGCCCCAAAAGAAACCAACTGAAAAAACCGCAGAAAGAAAGGATGATAAGATCATGGAAACCCGCACTAAATTTTTCGGCATGACGCACGAACAGCGCAGCGCATTCTTTGCGCGTGATGATGTGAAGGGATTCATCGGCGCAATCCGCACGGCATGCCAGTCCCGCGCAATCAGCGGCGGCAAATTGACCATCCCGGAAACGATGCTTGAAATCATCCGGGACAACCTGGGCGAATATTCCAAGCTATCCAAGTTTGTGACTGTTCGCCGTGTAAACGGCACTACGCGCCAGAATATCATGGGCACTATGCCGGAAGGCATCTGGATGGAGGCGACCGGAGCGCTGAATGAGCTTGACCTGTCCTTGAATCAGGTTACGGTAGACGGCTATATGGTCGGTGGGTTCATTCCCGTGCATAATACCCTGCTGGACGACAGTGACCTGAACCTTGGCGCTGAGATCATGCGCGCGCTTGCGTATGCGATTGGCAGCGGCGTGGATTGGGCTATCCTGTTCGGCACAGGATCCAATATGCCGATCGGTATTGCAACTAGGCTTGCGCAGACCACACAGCCTGCCGGATGGAGTGACAACGCGCCCGCGTGGACGGATTTGCACACTTCCAATGTGAAGAAGCTTAATATTGCATCGTCTGCGGGCACGGCGTTCTTTGCTGCCCTGATAGAAGCGATCGGAACGGCAAACCCGAAATATAGCGATGGGCGCGCGTTTTGGGTGATGAACCGCAAGACACACATTAAGCTGATGACGAAAGCGCTTGAGTTCAACGCGGCTGCTGCGCTTGTGGCCGGCATGAACAACACCATGCCCGTGATCGGCGGCGAAATCGTCGAGTTCGAGGATGACAAGATCGCCGATAACGAGATCATCGGCGGTTACGGATCTGTGTATCTGCTAGCAGAGCGCGGCGGCGCGGAAATCACATCCTCCGAGCATGTAAGGTTCCTTGAAAACCAGACCTTGTATAAGGGCTACGCCCGTTATGATGGCATTCCTGTGTTCGGCGAGGCGTTTGTTATGGTGAACTTTGCAAACACCGATGTAACCACGCCCCGTACATTCCCTGTGGATTATGCCAACGCTGAAATCGGCACACTTGGCGTAACCGCTGCTGCTGGCACTGCATCCGGCGATACCGTCCTTACTGCGACCGGCGCAGAAGCATCCGGCACAACGTTAAAGTATGTTATCGGGGATCGCACCGTGAAGAACGGCGATAAGGTGACCGGATATACTGCGCTGACCTCCGGCACGACGCAGATCACTGCGGCTGCGGGAAAGACCATTACCGTGGTTGAGCTTGACGGCAATGGCCGTGCAATCAAGGTCGGCAAGGTCGCCGCTGTGCCGAAAGCGTAAACCAGCGGGGTAAACGGGCATGTACGATCCTGAAATAGCATACGAACTGTTGAAATCAAGGCTTGATCGGGGCGGCATGCCCGTCCCGATCGCGTTGGAAGATTATTGGCGGCACAGAATTGATGCGGCAGCGCAGGAGCTTGAAAAAAAAGGCATCCACCTTGAAAACACCGCAGATGACAACATACTTGTTTCCGATGTTGCTGCGGAAAACATCCTGAACCGCGATAAGCCGGGGCATCGCCCTGAATGGCTGCGGCTGGCGATCCGGGAGCGGTGGCTGCGCGAGCGAGGTGCAGAAAATGCGGATTGACCTTGTGACGCTGAAAAAGATGGTTCCAACGAACGCAAACGGATTTCGGGTAGACGTGGAGGACGAGGCATCGCGCGTTGAATGCTGGTCTACCAAGAAAGACGCTACAAGATCGGAGTATTACAACGCGCTTGCGGCTGATTATCGCGTAGATGCAGTGTTTGAAGTTTCCCCAATCGACTACGCAGACCACACGCATTTAATCCACAACAATACGGAATATCGGATTGTACGGGCATATCACACTCCGGGAACCGACAATACCGAATTGACCTGCACGAAGGGGTGATGGCGTGGCAACGTTTAAAATGGATGGCGTTGATACGTATTTGGATGCTGTGAGCAAACTTGGTGACGGGTACGACCGCATAATGCCGCGCGTCATAAAGGCAGGGCAAAAAATCGTGTCAAATGCGCTGAAATCTGCGAACAAAGCATTTTCAAAGTATATCAAAAACTCATCGCCCAAAAAGAACACATACGGCTGGTTTGCGCAAGTGCAATTCAAGGGTAAAACGTCCAGCGGCGAAAGTGCCGCAAAGGCTGCGTCCGTATACGAATATGGTCGCAAAGGCGGCACGTACACCGACCGCAAGGGGCATACGCGCCCGTTCCACGCACAGCCTGCAAGGCCGTGGATACGCGCAACCGCGCAAAGCGTTGAGGGCGAGGTGGTAGCCGCGATGCAGGAAGAATATGACAAGGCGGTGGCTGAAATCATGGGGTAATCGACATCGTTAAAACAGCGCTTGCGAACATCGTCCCGGAATGCGCACCAATGGTTGGAGAGTGGGCGGGCGAAACAACAAAAAGCCACATTACGATTATCCCCGTGTATGATTCCACAACGGAAGCGGACGATGAAGACTTGGTAGTTGATGAGTATATCGACTGCCATTTTTTTATAACGGGGGATTACACAACGGCAAAAGCCGCCGCAAGGGCGGCGCTGAAATCTGCGGGAATTTGCGTTGACGAGTTCCGCTACATCGAATGCACAAATAATCAACATCATTTCGTCCTGTCCGTAATCGGAAGGGCGTGAAAGGAGTAAAACATGGCTGAAAACAAGGTTAAATTCGGCTTGAAGAAGTGTTATTACGCTGTCATCACGGAGGGCGAGGGTGGCGCGTTCACCTACGGTACGCCTGTGGCGATTCCGGGCGCGGTGAGCATTGCCGCGAACAAATCCGGCGACAGTGAGGCGTTTGAAGCCGATGACAAAGACTTTTGGGTGGTATCGTCCGCACAGTACGATATTACGCTGGAAGTCGCTAAGCTGCCGGAATCGTTCTTCACGGATGTTCTGGTATACGATGCAGACGCGAAGGGCGTTCTGTGGGAAAGCGGCGCGGAATGCAAGCGTGTCGCGCTGCTGTTCGAGCAGAACGGCGACCAAAAACCGACACGGTATGCGTTTCTTAACTGCTTGCCGTCTCTGCCAAGTGTTGAGGCGGAAACCAGCAAAAAGAAAACCCCGAAGACGACCAGCATTTCCATGGTCGCAACGGAAGACCCGAACGGTCGCACGCTTGCGTTCTCCAAGTCTGATACCGACGCGACCACCTATAATGGGTGGTTCACTGCGGTTCCGACCTACACGGCTTCGGTGTAAAGTATGGAAAAGACAATCAAAATTGACGGGCGGGACGTAAAGTTCCGCTCGTCTGGCGCTTTGCCGATTGTGTACCGCGCATATACCGGGCGCAATCTGTTTGCGGACGTGATGCAGCTTGACAGCGCATTTGAAACGCTAGACACGGAATTTCTTGAAGACATGATTTGGTGCGCTGCGAAGCTTGCAGCAGATCATGCGGGCGAACAGATCGACGATCAAATGAAATGGTTTGACGGGTTTGACGACTTCCCGATTTTCGATGTTTTTACCGATCTGAACGATTTGTTCACACGGACATTGAAGACATCAAAAAAAGCGTAGGCGGGGACGGCGGGGATTTAAGCACGGAAACATACATGCTTGCGGCGTTGTCGATGGGGATTGCGTTGCCCGATTTGGATAGTATCACAATCGGTATGGTGATCGACCTGTGCCTTGAAAAAACAGGCGAAGGATATGCAGAAATCGAAGGAAGCGCCGTAGACAATTTCTTTTTGGGGAGGTGAGATATTGGGTTACAATATCGGCCCTACAATCGCCGTAAAAGGCGAAAAAGAATATATGAACGCGATGAAAAACATCCGTTCTGAAATGAAACAAGTGAAAGCAGCGGCGGAGGCATCGACCTCCGCCTATTCTAAAAACGACAAAAGCATAGAGGCGCTCACAACGCGCAACAAGGCGCTTAAAAGTGCTTTGGATGTTCAGGAAAAGGCCGTAAAGGCTGCGGAAGATGCGCTGGAACGCATGCGCGAGCAAGGCATTGTTCCCACAAGCCAAGCCTATAAGGACATGGAAACAAACCTGAATTACGCAAAGGCGGCACTGAACCGCACGCAGCGTGAGATTGAGGAAAACGGAAATGTTCTGAAACGGCTGGGCGAAAACGCTGAAATCGCAGGGAAGAAGATGAAGGCCGCCGGAGACAAAATGAGCAGCATCGGCGGGAAGCTGACGATTGGGCTTACCACGCCGATTATTGCCGCTGGAACCGCAGTTACAAACATGGCGATGGATTTTGAAAATGCCATGGCGAAGGTTGCAACGCTTGCGGGTAATACAGACCTTAGCAGCCTGAAAAACGATATCATTGACCTATCAAACACAACAGGGCAAGCCGCATCCGACCTTGCAGATGCGCAGTATCAGGCAATTTCGGCTGGCATTGACGCGGCGAAATCTGCTGATTTCGTGGAAGTAGCAACAAAAACCGCTGTTGGCGGGTTTACCAGTGCAGAAACTGCGGTTGGCGGCTTGACTACGGTCTTGAATTCCTATGGCCTTGCGGCGGAGGATGCGGAGAAAATCGCCAACCAACTCCTGATAACACAAAACCTTGGCAAAACCACGGTGGATGAACTTGCAAAATCCATCGGACAGGTAGCTCCGACATCCAAGGCGGCGGGCGTTTCCACAGTGGAGCTTATGTCGTCCCTTGCGGCGCTGACCGCGAACGGTATTCAAACATCGCAGGCCACAACGGGTTTAAAGGCGGCGCTGTCCAACATCATCAAGCCATCCTCCGAAGCGCAGAAAATTGCCGAAAAACTTGGCATAGATTTTTCCGTTGCCGGGCTGAATGCAAGCGGCTTGTCCGGGTTCCTTGACGATTTAGCCGTTGCAACGGGCGGCGATCTTGAAGTTATGGGCAAACTTTTTGGCTCCACCGAAGCGCTGAACACAGTCTTGACGCTGACATCCAAGGAAGGTGCCGCGCTGTTTGGCGAGGCTATGAACGAAATGGAAACCAACACCACGGCGGTTGACGATGCGTTCAATAAAATATCTGGAACCAGCAGCTATAAACTGCAAACGTCACTGAACAAAGTGAAGAATGCTGGAATCAAGCTTGGCGAAAAACTAACCCCCATCGTGGAAAAAATCGCGGATGTAATCGATGGCCTTGCCAAGAAGTTCGGTAGCCTTACGGACGAAGAACAGAAATCGATTTTGAAGGCCGCCGGGCTTATAGCCGCCGCCGGGCCGCTGCTGACGATTTTCGGCAAAATGACATCCGTTGTAGGAAGTGCGGTTTCTGGGTTCGGAAAGCTGGTGCAAGGGCTGTCAACCGCCGGAACTGTGGGCGCTGCGGCTGCCGGTCCGGGTGGATGGATTGCACTTGCGGCTGTCGGAATTGCAGGCCTTACGGCAACGGTAATTGCAGCGGTTGACGGGTACAAGAAATTTCATGAGGAAGCATACGCACTGCGCGACGCTACGGAAGGCGCAAACAAGGCGTTGCAGGACATCAATTCAACCTACGATAACACCGTGGGCAGCGCGGGCGCGGCAACCGATGTTGCCATGTCGCTCGTTGATAAGCTGGATGAGCTGAACAATATGCCGTCGTCTCCGGCTGTTATGACGGAATACCGTGCAACGGTTGATGCGCTGAACGAAGTAATTCCGGGCTTGAACATTCAGATCGACGAGCAGACCGGGAAGATTGCAGGCAGCACGGACGCGATCCGCGACCAGATATCGGCATGGCAGGAGCTTGCCATTGCGCAGGCTATGCAGGATAAGATGTCCGCACTGATGAGCGAGTACGGCAGTCTGCTGATTGATGTACAGATGGCGCAGAACACGCTGGCTCAGAACGAGCAGCGCGAGGTAGAGATAAAATCCGAGCTTACCCAAAAGTACGATGAGCTGCGCAGCATGACCGGCATGACATATGAGGAATTTATGAAATATGTCGGCTCATTGCACAAAGGGGAAACCGTGCAGAACCAGTTCGGCGATGCGGTAAACGATACCTATCTCGCGATTGTGGGTTTGAGGACGGAAGAAGGAAGCCTTGCATCCCAAAACGAAAAGCTGCGTGAAGAGATCGCAAAAGGCGAGGAATCGCTGACCGGATACCGCGATGAAGTAAGCAACTTGCAGGGCGCAATGGAGGGTCTTGCTTCTGGCGCTGAATCGGCTGGATATTCTGCTGGATCTGCATACGGAGATGGACTAGTAAGTGGGCTGCGCGCTTCTATACCGGCTGTATCGACTGCTGCACGGCATCTTGTGGGCGCGATGTCAGACAGGGTTAATTCGCACTTGGAAATTGCATCCCCTTCACGCGTTGCGCGCAGGACAACCCAATATTACGGTGAAGGGTTGGTTCTTGGCCTGAAAGACAGCATAAAACCAGTACGCGAAGCCGCATCCGGGCTGGCTGGGGCCGTAGTGGCGCTTCCGGGTGAATCTGCCGTAAAATCTGCCACACGCGCTGTGACCGCCCCGATCGTCAACCTTACCGTTACCGACCCATCACCCGCATACATGGACTATCTGTTCAACAAATTCAACGTGAAGCTGGGGGCAATGGTATGAGGCGGTTTTATCTGCAAAATGAAATCGGCGAAAGGAAGAATCTTCAAACCCGTGGGGAACTGTTTTTCAGTTCCCCCACGGGGATGGGGTTCGCCAACACGAATGCCTATGCCCAAACGGGCGGATTTTTCACGCGCACAAGCGCGGAACAGGTGCAGGGCGCAATCGCCGGGGAGCTGGTGTTTGGTGGCTACACAGAATATCGCGCGCTTGCTAACTGGATTTTCAGCGGGTATGAATTGCAAATCGTATACGCCCCGGAAAATGATGAATACATCGCAGATATTGATATTGTGTCGATGTCCAAGGGCGAATTGTCGCGCGGCGTGTTGGTGTGCCCTGTTTCAGTCAGCATGAAAACGCCATGGTACAGGGCGAATGCCGTCCGCATCGCACTTGCGCCCCCGGAATCGGATATCGGATGGGCAACGCTTCCGTTCGCGCTCCCGGTGCAGCTGGCAGCGTCCGGCGTAAGCAGCGCCGTTTCCCTGTCACCAGCCGGGCATATGCCCGCCGCAATTCGCGTTGAGGTGCCGGGCGAATTGACAAATCCATGCCTTACGCTGAAGGACGCGAACGAATCCGTGATTGGGAAAATGGATTTGCCAAACGTATCAATTCCGTCTGGCGGCAAGCTGATTTTTTCCACGCGCCATGGAGAAACCGGGGTGCGGAATGGACAAACCGACCTGCTCGGCAGCATCGACCTATCCAACAACAATTTCTTTTCCGTGCCGCAGGGCAAGACAAGCACGCTGATTCTTAGCGCGGCAAACACGATCAGCGCGCTTGCGGTAGTGACGCTGTACGAATATTTCAGGACGGTGTAAACATGCAATGCTATGTAAAACGGCGCAGTGATTTTAAAACGGCCTATGCGTTGGACGTATACGATTATGATGTTGTGATCGACAGCATATACGATGAAAACGGCAGCATATCCGTTGTGGGCGAAGTCAATGGCATTGAGGGCGACTTCATTTATTTCAATGGATGGATTGGCATTGTGGACAGCGTTGCCCCGGATCGTGGAACGACCGTTATCACAACAAAAACAATCCTGTCCGCATTCGCACGGCCACTTGTCCCGGTTTCGGATGGCAACGCGATAGAATCATTTATAAAGGCTGAAATCGAATCGGAATACAAGAACCTGTCTGATACGGTGTACAAAATGCCGTATCTTTCTGTTTCCACAACCAGTACCACGGGATTCATATCGCCTGACATAGAGGATGGGTTTTGGAACCTGAAAAGCTACATCGCAAAGGTAAGGCGATTAAAGGGCGTTTTCGTAACATGGGGCATTGACGGCGACACGCTGACATGCTCCATTGGTTTAAAAACCGCCCCGGTGCGCATCGTTGACTTTGCGGATACGGCACACCGATTGCAGTCCGAAAGCTATTCGCGGTACACGGTTGGCAAGATAACCGCAATTCAGACGGTCGATACAGTGACCACGCAAACCAATTACTATGCGCACACAGATGGCACATATTCCACGGCGGACGAAGATCGTGTTGCCGGGGAATGGATTGTGATATCAACCGATGCAGAGGGCGAAGCGGATGCAATAGCGGAAGAATTTGCAAGGTCAAGCTATTCGCACCTGATCGAATTTTATAGTGATCGGAAATTCGATTTCTATGATAGTCTGCGCGTGCGCATCGGTGGACGCGTGCTGCAATCCTATATATCGTCTGTGCATGTAACAAAATCCGGGACACTGTACCGAAGCGGCGAACTGCGCCGAACCCTGACCGACAAATTGAAGGAGCTGATTTGATGAACGGAATATTTTTTGATTTGCGCACGCTGCGCGCGGTGGATTTGGGCGCGATCTTTGGCAAGATTATCGGAGATGGCAAAGTACGCGGGTGTACGCTGTCATATTCCGGGGCAAACCTGACGATTGCAAAAGGCCACATGGTCGCAAAGGGCAGGCTAATTGCGTTTGACAACGCTGAAACAATCGCATCCGAAACCACTTCTGCGAACGGATATGGGCGCCTGAAACTATCCATTGATCTATCGCAGGCTGCAAGCGGTACATCGTTCGCGCAAGCGCTGTTTTCGTGGGATTATGCTGACACAAACAGTTTCGCCGCATTGACGCAGAACGACATCAACGATGGAACGAACACGGCATATCAGGTTGAAATCTGCCGCGTTTCGTTCTACAACGGTACGATTTCGGGCATTGTGTCGCAGTTTGGTGGTGCAGAAGTGAAAACAGCTTCCACATCAAAGCTAACCCCCGCGGGCGGCACGGCATCATTAACCCTCGCGGACAACACTGAATACCGTTTTTCTTCCGCTGTGACCTCGCTTACGCTGACCTTCCCAACAGGGAACTTTGATTGCTGGCTGAAATTCACCACGGGCAGCAGCATAACGGTCACCTTCCCGTCCGGCACGACCTATGTGGGCGGTGCGCCGACCTTTGAAGCGTCTAAGACCTATGAAATGTCAATTAAGGACGGTTCCGTGATCTGCGCGGAAGTAGAAGGGAGCTTGCTGGCATGAGCTATTGGATGGCTGTACGCAGGCGGCTTGCAGCGGCAGCGCTTGCCGGAATCGATGTGGCAGCCCTTGCGATCACCTACACCGGCAACATGACGGACGAAATCGTCACAATGGGGGACGGAAATCAATACCGGCTGCTGACGCTGACAAGCTCCGGCACACTGTCGATTCCGGCCGAAGTTAAAGCGGATGTGTGGCTGTGCGGGGGTGGGGCGAATGGGGGGAATGCTTGGACTGGTGGACCAAAAGGCGGCTATGGAGGCGGCGGCGGATTCATAACGCAAGCGCTTAGTCAGGTAATTGCAAATATTACCGCCGTTGTAGGTGCTGCTGCTGGTGATTCGTCAATAATCGGCGATATATCATTATCAGCTGCGTGCGGAATCACGATTAACGCTAATAGTAACCCCGATACTACAACTGTTGTAGGCGCGTCTGGCGGCGGTGGTAGAGGTACGTATTACTGGGACAGTAATCAGCCTGGATTAAAGGGCGCGGGAGTTACAACATACCCATTTGGAGATACCACGTATTTTTCAGGCAAACCGCATTGCGCAGGTGGCGGTGGAGGCACGAGCAGTCACTATGTATCAGGTAATGGGTATGTTGGAGCGGGCGGAAATGGAGGAACGAATGGCGGCGATGGAGGAATCGGTTTAACTGCTGGTAGTTATGGTAGCTCTGGCGGTACTGGTGGAGCGCTAGGCGGAGGAACGGGGTCGAGCCGATACTTGGGCAATAGGGGCACTAATGCAACATTTTATGGTTCTGGTGGCGGCGGAGGCTCTATAAGTGATGACGAAGATGATGTTTCCAGTACGTACAATCCAACATCCGGCTATCAAGGTGTCATCTACGTCCGAATCCCGCTCAATCAGGCAGCATAAGGAGGCAGCATGAAATACGCAGTAGTAAAAGAAAACGCGGTTGAGAACGTGATTGTAGCAGACGCGGCGCAAAAGGCCGAACTGGAAGCCGCGCTTGGCGCTGAGCTTGTGGACGCACAGCCGTTCAATCTGCAAATCGGTGATTTGCGCGTTGGTGCTAACTGGACGCGCAATCAGGACGGGGAACAGATTGTGCTGACGGAGCAGCCGACATATGACGAACTGATTGCACGATTGGAAGATGCAGAGGCAGCGCTTGCCCTGCTTGGCGTGGAGCCAGAGGAAGGAGCATAACATGGGCAAGTGGTTAGACGGTGCGCGTGCAGTACGCGCCGCCATGGACTTGGCAGGCGCACAGCTTAATGATGCTGTCGCGCTTGACGCAATGGCGATTTATCCGGCGTGGGAGATCGGTAAGGCGTACTCCGTGGATGACCGTGTGCGGCATGGCGAGCATCTCTATCGCGTAGTTCAGGCGCATACATCACAGGCTGATTGGACACCCGATTCCACTCCCGCGCTATGGGTTAAGGTTAGCGTAGACGAATGGCCTGAGTTTGTGCAGCCGACAGGCGCGCACGATGCATATAACACCGGGGACAAAGTGACATACAACGGCAAGCGGTATGTAAGCCGGATTGACGCGAATGTCTATTCGCCTGAGGCGTACCCGGCAGGGTGGGAGGCACAATGAACATCAGGGAATTAAACGCGCAGATGCGCAAGGGCTACCGCGACAAGGGGTACACCGGGAAGAGCATCATCTTCGCGGTGTTGGATACTGGCGTTGAGCCTGTAGGCAGATTGCGCGGCAAGGTGACACACAGGCACGGAACCGAACCGCGAACCGGGCATGGCACGTTTACCGCGTCAGTAATCAACGAATACTGCCCGGACGCTGAAATATGGTCGTATCGGTGCGACTACCCGACATACATAATCGATGCGCTGCACGATGTAGTAGAGCGCGCAAAAGCCACGGACAAGCGCATAATCGTGAATATATCGCTTGAGACCGACAACGCAAACATCAAGGACGCGGTGGATGCATGCGTGGCGGCGGGCATCCCGTTGGTTTGCGCTGCCGGCAACGATGGCGGGGAGGGTATGAACAAATACCCCACATGCCTTGAATCGCCCATCACGGTCGCAGCCTTGCAATCCGATGCATCGTGGGCGTATTTCAGTACATGGCACGATGAAGTAGACTTTGCGGACTTCGGGCGCTGGGTTGAAGGTCTTGACATGGACGGCAATGTATGCACTAAATCCGGCACGAGCTTTGCGTCTCCGCAGGTTGCCGGGAAAATCGGGCTGCTGCTGTCCGCGAATCCCGATATG